CGAGTAGGATCCATAACTGCTTGATACTCATTTTCATAAGCTTGGATCTGGTCTGCAAATCTAAGATTCTGTTTCTTTTGGGAAGTGGGTGCAGTGGTAACATTAGCACCTTCCACTCCAGATTGTGGTTCAAAATTTGAATGTGGTTCAAACAAACACTGGCAATGTTTACCATAAAGGCAACAATTAGTACACCAATCGGCACCATGCCACTCTGGATCTCCCAAACGTTCATAAATGATGGGTAGATCAGAAATGTGTTTCACATTCCTATAGTGATTCGGGGTTATTCTTTTAGAAGGCTCCCCCTGAGCTTTCTTTGTTTTATTTACTTTCTGTGTTTTAGTAAGTTACAATATACAATACAATGGGCCGACTCAAACCACACTGCACGTCATATCTTGATTGGTGATCAACCTCCCCTAAATAGGGGTACCGCACGAGGACGGCATCTATGCATGCAAAGCCTATACAAATAATACAAAATATGAAAAACATTAATTTACACGGTATCCATATACATACAACCCTATTCAACTATATACAAAAACCCCATCGGGTCAACGGGGTGGACTTATTAAGGAAAGTCCGAAACCTAATATTCAAAGCACTCGATGACAGGTTCCTCAATTGGGGACCAACAAAATTGTCATCGTATTTGCTCTTCCATCTCACAACACCTTCATCATAGGAAAAATCCAATTCAGTACAAAGGTGCGTGATACCAGCACGCTTGGCAACTTCTTGCATTTGCCTGCGTCTGGTTTCATATACTTCTCGACCATGATTGAACCACTCACGAAGAGCAGTATCAATATTAACAGCACTTGCGTGCTCCTCGGTCAAGGGTGCGTTTTTACCCCTGAGATAGCAATGCAACATTTTGAAACATGATTTATCAACCAATGCCCCAACATGCACACCTAAATCAGGGTGATACACACTCTTTCTCTTCAAAAATTCAAATTCTTCAGGAGGTAGAAAATCCAATAACCTGCTCTCCTTATCTGGCATGGTGTACGTTTGACCGTACTTAGCCAAAAACTCAGAGGCACCTTTGATCGTGAAATTGTCTATATCCTTGCTTACGGATCCAATATTATCATCACCATAAGTAATCAACTTGACATACTCACGAAAGGGCATACGCTCAGCGAAAGAGCGAGCTGGATAAACGCTGTAAAAGAAGCAACGCAAATTCAAGCTACCACAGATTCCATTGATAATAACTGTCAAAGAGTTTCCACTAATGTGGGTTCCTTCAGTTAAACCAATTAGATCACCATTGTAAGCAATAATAGCATACACAATATCTCCTGTCATAGCTTTCATAATAGTCAAATCCTCTTCCGTATAATCACACTCTCTGGCAAAATCAATCATAATACGAAGCGCGGCAAAGATCAACTGAGATGGCAATTTCTGGTCGTATTTACCATAGTCACCACCAATAAGTCGGTCCTCGCCAAAAGTAAAGATGTGTTCATGTAATTCCTGCCACTCTGGACCATGGCTATTTACGCCAACTGCACACTCTGAAATTTTAGGATTGAACTGCATAACCCGTAAGATAGGCAAAAAATACCTTCTGACCAAATCTGTAAGGGCAACTCCATTGCCATAAAAGATTCTACACTTGGGTTTAGACAACACTTCATCTTTCTTATGAGCCTGAGCAATAACATAAGCTCTTTGCCCATTCCTGTAACATTCAAGACACCTATTGATCTCATCAACAATCACGTCATCAAAAACACGATTATTCGGTTTGTCTGCAGTAGGTGGCAATTCAGTGACAAAACGTCTCTTAGGCCCACGAACGGGAAACCCAACAGATGTTCCTAACTTCATCGCATCCATAAATTTCTTACCAGGAATGCCATTAAGACTCTCATGTGCAGTCATCGGTCGAGTATGTTTCCACAACTTAGATTGGAAAATGGGTAACATATCTTCCTTATAATCCTTGATAGCCATGATGAGTAAATCAGGGTCATATGGTAATGCTGGTACTGCCAAATTTTCCAAACACGTTTGCCAACCGAAATACTGCGGCTCAACAACTGGTGGTCGGAATACATTTGGCTGTCCAGTGACTGCTGTGACATGTTCACTAATAGGCGTCACCTTAACATCAGATCGGAAAACCGACATACCGGGGCAATTGCCAAAGAATTTCACCTGAGAATTTTTAGGCATATAATTGAGAGGAGACTTAGGATGGATTTTGTTCCCAGTAATAACATTAACTCCGAGCATTTGCGTCTCGAATTTCTCAGCACTACCAGAAATAACAACACCATCAATCTTTTCCAGCTCAGCGATAGCCGCATGAACTTTAGCGGCAGTTAGCAAACCTGCACAACCCTTAGGCGTGCCAGTTTTGCCTCCAAGGTGAATACCCAATAGAATGGGTTTCCTCTTAGAGATCAGGGCAGCACCACACAAACCCCTAAATGTGTCTATAGTCAAAGTGCGATAATAGTAACCCATAAAATCAGCCGCACCATTACTAGTGCGTTCTAATGTGGCTACACCATCTGCTTTCCCCAACTCTCCAGATTTGTCTCTATAACGGAGAGCAAACTCCACCATAGGCGAATCTTCAATAGGCAAATACTTTCGCAAATCCTTAAATGAACCGCCAGAAGCCGCAAAGCAAATTCGAATATCAGACTCAGGTATTTTAACACTCTGAGTTTTACTCAAACGCACTGCGAATTTTCCGCCGGAATCATTTGGATTGTTAATGCGAAATGTCACATCCAAAACAGGAGTTTCAAAATAATGGTCTGGGATGACGACAATTCCAGATGTTAAAAACAAACCGGTAACGCGTAGGGGTCTATCTCCAGCTTGTACAGAACCATACACTAAATTCTTCTCCACTAGACCAATCAATTGTTGTGACGTAGTATTTGCAGCCAAAGGATTCACGGGAAGCTCGCGTGGAACGACACTAGTCCACACGTTCTGCTCAGCATCACGTCTACGAACTTCGTCCTCAGTCTTAGGCTCAAGAGAGCCCTGAGGATTAAGTCTACGCCATGCTTTATAAACCCGCGAAATACCGTACAAGGCGCCAACAATCGCGCAAGCTTTGCAGATACTTTCTACATGCTTATCGCGAAATTCCTTCATAATTGGGCCAATTGTATTTCGATCAACAAGTTCGCGTTGAAAATCGCGTTTAACCACAGCTACCATGGACTTCTGAACAGTGATACCAGCAGCAATCAAGCCAGAACCCAAGCCAATAGTCAAATTACGGTTCTTACGCGTATAAAACATTGCTCCAAGAATGCCTCCCCACATTAGGCAAGATTTGCGAATATAAGAATTCTTCAACTTGTTCTTATGCAAAAGTAACATGGCATTCTGGAACTTGGTGTTGTTCAACCAGGGTGTTGGCACAACAGACAACCAATCCCATCTTTTGTAGAAATGCTTTGCAGCACCCATAATAGCAAGAGTGGCAGTCCCTTCAATAGCTGTATCAAGGCCATTAATATCGCGCTTGATGCGATCTCTAATAAGACCACCTCCTCTTTGAATACTGTCTACAATTTCGTCTCCAAATTGTTTTTCCAGAGATTCATCATCGCTCTCCTCAAGGTGCAAATCGCACCAGCCTTTGATTTGGCAGCAACCATCGACGCCGCATTTTCGAATATCTTTACGCTTTTTCATTCGCTCTAGAATATTCTGTTGTGCAGCTGTGTGGTCTGCATACGTCTCGATCATATACTGGACAGCATCACGAAACGAGACCTTAACCATCTTCTTGCCTCTCCACACTATTGGGGCATAACCAGCAGCTAAAGCTAGATTTCCAGGTTTAACTGCTTTTTCTAGAGTCAACTCCCAAATGTCATCAAAAGCCATATCCGGTTTAGTCTTATTAAACGCAGCTACCTTTGCAGAATCAATACCTTGTGGTTCTCCATCAACAACATACTGAAATTCTGTTTTTGCAGAAACGGTCACTACAATATGCATACGACGTTGAATGGAATAAGGGCAATTGGAATAAACCCTCGCATCCAAATCCTTAACATTTGTCGTAACAACACAAAGTTCTGGTTCTACAAAAACCTTACCTTTGCTATCCAAATCGGCCATATTGGCATAAAACGGAGAATTGTTGGCAACATCAATAATAACTCGTGTTGGTGGTCGTTCCACGAAACTCGATTTATCATTTGCCATATCGTCAATCAACAATACTAGCTTGTCAGTAGTCCAAGTGGACATAAACTTGTCACTAGCGTTGTAAGAGGCTTGATATTCCTTGCCGGTGGGCAAACCCGCAGAGGTCAAGAGAGCACTAATTACTTGCTCTCCGAAAGTAGTCTTACCTTGACTACTTTCGCCAAACAATTCAATACAAAAAGGCGCCTTTCTAACACCACTACTAATTTTCATGGTGATGTAGTCGTTTTTAATTTTCAAAAGTC